CAATATAGTATAACGGCACCTGCTACTATTACCATAGATTCTAACACACATTACGATGGCAGTAATTATATTGTCTTTGCAATAAACATAATATAATGGAAGAGATAAAAGCACCAAAGAAAGAAAGAAAGTTTTTAAAAGCCGTTGGAAACATTGCCAAGGTGTTAGCCAATGAATTAGTAATGGGAATAGCAAGAAAGTTTATAGGCAAAGCCATTGACAAAGTAGGCAACAAAAAACAAGGACTTGTAATTGCTTTTCTGTTGGTGGCAGGAATATCTTATGCCTCTATTGATTCCATTCCCTACCCAGTCACAGGCAATAAACAGAGATTAGGATGGCAGAGTACCGGAAACGGATTGGTTTGGAGAGGTCTTGTTTCTGATACAGTAACTAAGCCGACAAGCTATGCAGATAAGAATGTAAAAGCCTATCTTATCCTTGACTCTGTTAGCGGTTCTTTATATGTATTTAAGCAAGGTTCATGGGCAGCCATTAGTGGTGCAGGAGGAGGTTTAACTATGCCTTTTGATTCTATTACCTTTAACACGGCAAAAGATGGCACGGTGGGAGTGGGTGAGGTGGAATATAACGATACGCAAGGAAGTTTGATTCAAGGATTAAAAGGTGGTTTAGTGACCAATGTGATAGGGCAACAATTACACCAACGCGTAAACAATCGCACAGGTGCAACGTTAGCAAAAGGTGATGTAGTATATTTATCTGGTAGCCAAGGAAACAGAATAACGGTTGCAAAAGCCTTAGGCGTTACCGATGCCTTTTCGGCTAATACATTTGGCATAGTTGCCGAAAGCATAGCGAACAATCAAAGCGGATATATAATAACAGAGGGATTAATAACGGGAATTAATACATCTTCATTAGTAGAGGATTCAGCCGTTTACCTTTCGCCAACGGTGGCAGGAGGATTAACATCAACAAAGCCGCAAGCTCCACAACACACGGTATATATTGGTGTTTGTGTAAAAAGTAATGCTGGTTCTGGGGAATTGTTTGTTAAGATTAGAAATGGTCAAGAATTAGACGAATTACACGATGTAAGAATTAGTAATCCTTTAAATAATGCCTCACTTTATTATAAATCAAGTGAAGGCATTTGGCGTGACACAACGCCAACACTTTTAGTAAGCGATACTTCAGCAATGTTAGCCAACTACGCAACCAAAGCATACGCAGACACAAGCGGCAGATTTTACGCAAGACAAGATTTTAGGAATGTATCATCAAGCACTTTAACATGGACACAAACAGATACATTGGTTGTAAATGATACAACAAGTTTGCAAGTATATAGGAATGGTCAAATACTTTTACCAAGCCAATATACAGTACCTACTAATGCCTCCGTGGTAATCGGTGCGACTGCTTATAAGGTAGGTGAGAATTATACTGTGATTTTACCTCGTGGAGGTGGTGGAGGTGGAAGCGGCAGCGGATCATTGACCTCGATATCTGGAGGCACTGGTATTACAGTATCACCTAATCCAATAACAACAACAGGCACAGTCTCTGCAGACTTATCTGTATTAATGGAGTTAACAGATACAACTTTATTAAATCTTACTACAAGGTTTGCGACTAAACAAAACAATATTACTTTAACTACAACAGGAACAAGCGGAGCTGCTACCTTAACCGGTGCAACTTTGAACATTCCTCAATACAGTGGAGGAGGCACAGGTACAGTTACCAGTGTAGGTAGTGGTTACGGATTACTTGGTGGGCCGATAACAACAACAGGGACACTACGCGTTGACACATCCACAGTTTACGACTTTGTAAGAGATAGTATTGTGGCAGTTGAAATAGGAGGAGATACAATAAAAATAATTAAACAGGAATATACACCTGCAACAAGTGATACTTTAATATTTACTATACTCCCTAAATTTCCTATTCAGTTAAGGCAGTTTATTCTTTTATTTCGAAATGGGCAGTTATTACTTAATGACCAATTTACGGTAATTGACACAAACAAAGTTAAGATAGCAGCCACATCTTACAAGGTAGGAGAAAACTATACTTTAGTCACAGTATCGGGCATCGGCTCTGTTTCCTCTGGGCAAGGTAATCCAATCTATCCAGAGGCAGGCATAGCCCTATCAACAGGCACAACATGGACAACATCAATTACAAATAATTCAAGTAATTGGAATACAGCATATACAGATAGGCTTAAATGGGATGGAGGTAGCACTGATTTAGTAGCAGCTACAGGCAGAACAAGTTTAGGAGGTACAACGGTAGGGCAGTCAATGTTTACTTTGACCAATCCTTCTGCAATCACCTTTCCAAGGTTCAATGCTGATAACTCTGTTACGGCATTATCTGCTTCTAATTTTCGTACTGCCATAGGAGCTGGAACTGTAACAAGTGTAACGGTTTCGGGAACAAGTGGCAATCCTTTGTCTATTACTAATACTACATCTACTCCAGTTATTGAATTATTAAGTGCAACAAGTGCAAGAAATGGATATTTAACATCTACGGATTGGACTACATTTAATGGTAAGCAAAGCACAATAACACTTACTACAACAGGCACAAGCGGAGCTTCTACATTAGTAGGTTCTACTTTAAATATACCTCAATATACTGGAGGAAGTGGCACTGTAACTAGTGTAAGTGGCACAGGTGCAATATCAGTAGCCACAGGAACAACTACACCAGTTATAAGCGTAGCAGATGCTGCATTTGGAATAGCTGGAATTATAAGTTCAGGTGCACAACAATTTAGCGGAGATAAAACTTTTGAAGGTATAACACAATTTAACGGAAGAGCATTATTTAAAGATTATACCTATACTGCAACACGATTAGCAGGTTTATCTTCCACAGATAGATTTGCAACTGTTACTATAGGAACAGGATTATCTTTAGCAAGTGGCACATTGTCTGCAACAGGTGGAAGCGGCACTGTAACTGAAGTAACAGGCACTTTACCAATTTCAGTTACAAATGGCACTACAACTCCTGCTATTACGATTGCCAATGCTTCAACAAGTGCGGCAGGTGTAGTTACCACTGGCACACAGTCATTTGTAGGCTCAAAAACATTTACAGGTTTAGTAGGATTCCAAAGGGCAATTCAAAGACCAGTTGAAAGCGTTACAGTAAGTAGTGCATCAATTACAACATCATCCACATGGGTAGTAGTAAATTATGCAGGCACTGTAACATTGACATTTCCTGCTGCTTCTTCATCAACTGGCACTGAATTTCACATAAAAACAATTACAAATAATGCGGTTGTATCACAATCAAGTAATGTTGTTCCATTAGTAGGAGGTTCGGCAAATACACCTATTCTATCCGCTACGGCTGGCAAATGGGCAACTCTTGTAAGTGATGGCACTAACTGGGTAATAATGCAAGCAAACTAAAAAACAAAAACATGAAACAAATACTTTCCCTCTTCCTCTTCCTTTTGCCTTGCCTTGCATGGGCACAGTATCCGAGCAATGGCAATCAAAAAATAACATTAGGTGAACAGACGACTGCTGATGGATTGATATATCGGGGAATAGCCGCAGATACTACAACTACTGTAAAGAGTGACACGGCTGCATACTTTGTGCTTGATACGGTAAATATAAATCTTTACACTTACAAGGCTTCGGCAACAGGTAGAAAATGGAGGCAGTTGGGAGCGGATACAGCATCTATTGCCTATGTTAATACATATGAAACGCAAACGGTTAATGGGGTAAAGACATTTACAGACACTATTATAGTAAATAAAGGTATAAGGTTCCCAGCAACACAGTCAGCTTCAACAAATGCAAATACTTTGGATGATTACGAGGAAGGGACATGGACAACTACTTTTGGTGCAAAAGGAAATTTAACAGGCACTCCTTCATTATCATCTGCAATTTATAGAAAAATTGGTCAATTAGTTTATATAGAAGGAAGAATAGGCGGATTAACAATAACCTTGAGTAATACAACCACTTATATTATTTTTTCTGTGCCGATAGCGATGAATAATAATAGTACAAGTCAAGTAGGTAATGTTTATACATATACTGGTTCAACAGATATGTCAGGTATTATAACGGATGCAACAAATGGTGATAACACTACAGTGGCAATACTTATACCAAATGCTTTAGTAACTGCTGGAAGTTTGTCAGATGCTTATTTTAGCATAACATACATTGCAAATAATTAACTTAAAATAAAAAAACCATGAGATATTTATTAATTTTCATTCCTTTTTTATCATTTGCTCAAACAAATTTGACAAAAAAAGAAATTATTTCACAATTCAACATTACTGAAGACAAATTTATTAATGTTAGAAAAACTATTCAAATTTTTAGCGATAATATTTTGTTAGCTGAAAAATATGAAAGATGTATTTTTAATCCTAACGATACAAGCTTATTTAGGGTTTTAAAAGATTATGATAATTATATTAACCTTGCTATTGAGGCATGGAAAGATATACCTGACACATTAGGTGTTTTTAACACAAATGAAATTACAGATTCAAGTTTTTACGTTGGCAATTACCGTTTGAATATTAACAACGTAATTACAAATGGAAAAGTAAAAATTAATTCAAATGAAAAGTATGTTTTTGACCCTAATTTAAATCAGCCTCGAACAGTAAACATACCTTTAAATGTTAAAACTAATTTGATTAAAATAAATATTGATGGTATAAATTATTTGTTAATTAAAAATGATAACGGTAAATATATTAGTACAGATAAAACTGTTAAATTTGTAAAACTTGAATAATGAAAGCAGTTATTTACAACATTTTTAAACTTGGCTACGATGGCATTGCCTATTCCATTTGTTGCGGAGTGCTATTCTCGTTTTTCCTACCCATCAAACATTTTTTGATTTTTACAATCTTTGTAGTTTTTGCAGACACGGTCACGGGAATCATGGCGGCAAAGAAAAGGAAAGAGCCGATAACAAGCAAAGGGCTTTATCGCACTTCGCAAAAAATACTGACCTATTTCTGCGGTATAATGATTTTTCACGGAGCAGGAATTACTTTCCAACTGCCATCGCAGATAACCTATTCTGTAAGCTTCATTATTGCAGCTACGGAATTGTTTAGTATTTCGGAAAATATAAAATCCATAACTGGAACAAATATTGGTACAATTATTCTTAGATTTTTCAGACGTTAAAAACAAATAATATGCAAACTAATTTAAAAGATGCCCTTAAAAATGCAGATGGAATAAAGTCACCAATGGGCGACGTGGCTTGTTACTCAATGAACTTTGCGGAACTTGCAAGTGAAATCAATGTTCATCTTGAAGGCAATAAGGTAAAATTTACATGGCGTGAATATGTCCAGTTGGCTCAAATCATTTGGGATAAAATCAAGGAGACAAGCCGCGAATGTGCTGGGAAGGAAATTGAAGTAAAGTTACCAGCCAAACTGGGACTTATTTCGGCAGCTTTTGCTCTCATCGGGTTTAAATTATAGGCGCAGACAGAATCGCTACCTTAGTGCCAAGGGGAGGTGTATTGATTTACATCTCCCTTTAAAATATAAAAATATGAATGCAAATGAT